CTCGATAATCTCGAGCAACTCATCATCTCAGTTTTGGCAGTTATACCGGACGGCTACACAGTCGGCCCAGTCGAACGGCCTTCGGTTACGCAAGTGGGTGCGGTCAATTTATTGGTCGCAGATATTCGCGTTTCCACCTATTACACACAGACTAACTAAGGAGAAAAAGTGGCAACAGTAGTCATTACTGGTCGCGACGTTTCGCTATCTTTCACAGGTGGAACAGATATTGAAGCCCAAGCGACTAACGCAGTCTTGACAAAGACCAACGTTCGCGAGACTTATCAGACACTCGACGGCGAGGCTTACAAGACAGTCAATATCGAAGGAACCTTTCAGCTCGATATGCTTTCAGACTGGGGTAAGGCAAACTCAGTATGTGAGGCTCTATGGGCCGCCGCAGAGACTGCACCTGATACGACTATCAGCGTAACTCTCACCGCCGCAACAGGCGCACAGTTCGTATTCCCAATCCTCCCAGAGTTTCCAACTGCTGGCGGATCAGGAATCGACGCACAGACAGTTTCCTTCACCTTCAAAATCGCAAAGGGTGAAGTCACAGAGACTTTCAGCTAAGAGATAGGAATCGGGAGCAATGAAACTAAATATTACAATCAAATATACGAACGGCGAGGAAGTCACTTACGTCGCTGGCTTACCCGAATGGGCTAAGTGGGAACGCAAGACCGGCAAATCGATTTACTCCCTCAAGGATATTTCGGCTTACCAACAAGCGGACTTCCTCGATCTAGCCTACTTCGCATACAAGCGCGAAGCGGCTGGAAAACCTACCAAGTCCCAAGAGATTTGGGAGTTGTCAGTAGATGAGATTTTGATTGGAGATGAAAGCCCAAAAGCTACGAGTCCGGAAGCGTAAATAGGCTACTTATTGAAGTAGCAATAGCGACCGGAATTCCGATGAGCGAATGGACAGACATCAACGAAGTTCTTACGGCAATCGAGATATTGAAGGAGCGCAAAGGTGGCAAATGAACCCATCACATACGACAAGCGCGAACTTCGCTCGATTATTGGCGCGTTCAAAGCGATGGATGATGAGGCAGTCGATGCGGCTAAACGCGAGTCGTCTGCCCTTGCAACCTACGCGGCCAACGAAATCAAAGCCTATTCACTTTCGCGCCGCTTCGGTCAATCAGCAGTCAGCCGAATCGTTCAAGGCGTTAGGGTTAGCAAATCGAGCAAGATTGGCGAACTCAGTTATGGCTTCGCATCTCAACGTTTATCTGGTGGAGGATCGACTCGGGACATCTGGGCTGGTTATGAGTTCGGGTCTAATCGTTACGCACAGTTCCCAAACCGCACACCGCGCCGAGGCCGAGGCAATTCTGGCTACTTCATTTACCCCGCCCTACGCAAGATTCAGCCTGAACTAATTCGCCAATGGGAAGAAGCGTTGAGCAAGATTATGAAAGAATGGACTAAGTAATGGCCGGAAGTAGAACGCTCAAGCTCTCAATTCTTGCCGACGTCGATGATCTCAAGAAGAATCTCAAGACCGGCGAAAAGGAAGTAGAAGGCTTTGGCGGTAAGTTAGAAAAGTTTTCCAAGGTAGCCGCCGCCGCTTTTGCGGCCGCCGCCGCCGCCGCCGCCGCATACGCTGGCAAGCTGGCCATTGAAGGCGTCAAGGCCGCCATTGAAGACGAAGCCGCTCAAAAGCGTTTGGCCGTAGCTTTGCAGAACGTAACTAAGGCAACCGATGACCAAATTGCGGCAGTAGAAAAGCAAATCCTCAAGACTTCCCTCGCGACTGGCGTAGCCGACGACAAACTTCGCCCAGCCCTTCAGCGTTTAGCAGTTGCCACAGGATCAGTCGAGAAGTCTCAAGAGTTACTCAATATTGCGCTAGACGTTTCAGCCGCTACTGGTAAAGACGTTGAGACAGTTTCGAACGCATTAGGTAAAGCATATGAAGGAAATAACGGAGCTCTCACTCGTCTAGGTATTGGTCTATCTGCCGCTGAAATAAAGACTCTCGGCTTGGAAGGTAGCATCAAACAACTTTCAGCAACTTTCGGTGGAGCGGCCGCAACTCAAGCCGAAACTTTTGAAGGTCGAATCGCAAGACTGCAAGTTGCTTTCGATGAAGCAAAGGAAACAGTCGGAACTGCTCTCCTACCTATTGTTGAGAAACTTTTGACTTTCATTACCGACACAGCAATTCCGAAGTTCCAAGAACTCAAGGCAACGGCAGTTGATCCAATTATCACAGCTTTCAAGAATAATGAGGATGCCCTGCGCGATCTATGGAAGTTTGCTAAAGACTTCCTGATTCCACTATTTAGCGGCGCACTTATCAACGCAGTCAAAGGCGTCGGAACCGCAGTCTCGGGCATTATCAACATTGTCGGCACAGTCGTTACCACAATCAAGAATCTAGCCAATGACGCCATCAATATCATCAACAGCATTATTCGAGCTTATAACGCCATTCCAGTTCTGCCTAACATTGGAACGATTCCTAACATTGGAACTGGTTCTAGAACTGGCGGAAATACAGTAAGTCCAGGTGGGCTTCCATTTGGCGGCACAGCGGGCGGAACGTCAGGCGGCACAAGTGGCGGCGGAACATCGACAGGCTCAATTCCGCCAATTTCAGTACCACCAGTTGCAGGAGGCACAGGCACAGGATCAGGAACGGCTACTTCTGGTTCAGCCACTTCTGGAGCTCCAGTATTTAGCATCCCCGGAATTACCAACCCAACGCAATTTGTCCGCGACTTCCTTGGCTTTACTCAGACAGGCACAGGAGCCTTCGGTGGTCGAGGCGACCTACGTCCAGACGACGGCGGCGGAGTCACTATTATCGTTCAAGCTCCAAGCGTTATCGATGAAGAAGGATTCAGCCGAGCGGTCGTCGATGCTCTGAATCAAGCCACCAACCGAGGCACAGGCGGCGGAGGCGGTCTAAGAGATACGGCTCAGGTTCTATGACGGCTTGGACTCCTGAATGGCGAATCAAGAGCAACGGCAACGACGTTACTTCGGTAACGCTTGCCAATCTCGCCATCACTTCAGGCCGACTTGACGTCAATTCGCCAACCCCTGCGGGATATTGCGAACTTCAACTTATCAACACAGATAACACAGTTTATAACTTCACAGTAAATACGGCCATCTCCATCGAAGTCAAAGATACATCTGGCAATTTCGTTACAATCTTCGGCGGTCGTATTTCTGATCTTCGCCAAGTCGTACGCACCGCTGGAAATAAAGCGGCAGTCACAACAATCAACATCACCGCCATCGGCCCACTCAGCCGCCTTCAAAGAGCCATATTCAACGGCAACTTAGCCGAGGGATTAGACGGCGCACAGATTCAAGACCTACTCGATGATTTGCTTCTCAATAGCTGGAATGAAGTCCCAGCGGCGGAAAGTTGGAACACCTACAATCCCACTGAGACTTGGGCCAATGCGTCAAACATTGGACTTGGGGAAATTGATACCGGCGAATATACGATGGTCAGCCGACAGATTGAGGATCAAGTTATCTCAGTCGTCGCCAATCAAATCGCTTCATCTGCCCTTGGATATTTATATGAGGACTCGACTGGACTCATCGGTTACGCCGACGCCAGCCACCGACAGGATTACCTAGTGGCCAATGGATATACCGACCTAGACGCCAGCCACGCCCTTGGCGCGGGTATTGGCATCATTCAACGTCAGGGCGACTTAGCCAATAAAATCGTCATTGATTACGGCAATAATTTCAATAGCCAATACGCCGCCCAAGACGCCGCATCTCAAGCGACTTATGGTCTTTATGCCGAGCAGTTCTCAAGCTACGTCAAGAACGCATCAGACGTCGAGGATATGGCCGACCGACTAATTCAGCTTCGCGCTTATCCTCGTTACCAGTTCCGTTCAATAACTTTCCCGCTTCAATCCCCTGAAATCGATGATGCAGACCGAGACGCTTTACTCAACGTTTTTATGGGTCAGCCAGTCCGCATCACTAACCTTCCGCCTCAAATGCTAGGCGGCGAATTCACCGGATACGTTGAAGGCTGGACGTTTAGGGCGTCGGTCTCGGGGCTATCAATTACCCTCAACGCAACACCCACAGAATTTTCAGCAGTCGCCCAACGATGGGATCAAGTCTCAGGGGCGGAAAGCTGGAATAGCATCCTCAATACGCTAGAATGGCAAGACGCGATAGGAGTCATCAGCTAATGGCAACAACAACAAACTTCGGTTGGGAAACGCCGGACGATACCGATTTGGTCAAAGATGGGGCTCTCGCGATGCGAACCCTTGGAAATGCCATCGATACGTCGTTGGTCGATCTCAAGGGCGGCACAACCGGCCAAGTGTTATCGAAGACTAGCAACACCGATATGGACTTCACTTGGGTCACAAGCGACGACGCGAATGCTATTCAAAATACAATCGTCGATGCCAAGGGCGATCTCATTACCGCTACGGGCTCAGACGTTCCAGCTCGCCTCGCAGTAGGCAATAACGGCGACACACTCCTGGCAGATAGTTCCACCAGTACAGGACTCCGCTACAACCCACAGAACGCTTTGGCTAATCCTGTCATAAATGGCGGTTTTGATATTTGGCAAAGAGGGACCTCGGCATTAAATGGTGGAAACACTTACGTTACAGCCGATAGATGGCTTTGCGCTCAAGCAACAGTCACAACCTTTAGCCGCCAACTGACTGGTGACACAACGAATTTACCAAACATTCAATATTGCCTTCGCGCACAAAGAACTTCAGGTTCTTCACAAACGGACGCAATGAACATTTCGCAAAGTATGGAAACAGTAAATTCCATTCCCTTTGCTGGCAAAACAATAACATTATCGTTTTACGCTCGCCGAGGTGCAAACTATTCTGTTGCCTCGAATGCTCTCAATGTTCAGTTAATTACTGGAACGGGAACAGACCAAAACGTTTATACAGTCGGATATACAGGTTCGGTTACTGCAATAAATCAAAATGCCACTCTGACTACAACTTGGCAAAGATTTGCCTACACCGCGACACTTGCAAGCAACATAACTGAAATGGGTATAACCTTTGTCGCTACAACAACTGGAACCGCTGGAGCAGCCGATTATTACGAAATAACTGGAGTTCAGATTGACCTCGGAACTTACACCGCATCCAGCGCACCAACCTTCCGCCGTAGCGGGGGAACACTTCAAGGGGAGTTGGCGGCTTGCCAGCGTTATTACTACCGAGTTGCACCTACGGACGCGGTAGAAGTTTTTGCAAACGGAGTTGCAATTTCAACAACTCAAGCGTTATTTAGTGTGCCATTTCCTGTAAAATTAAGAGTTTTGCCAACTGCTTTAGAACAGTCAGGAACAGCATCACAATATAGAACAATGAGGGCAAACGCGAGTCAAGATGATTTAACTGCGGTTCCTGCTTATGACGCGGCAAGTTCTTCATCTGTCGGTTTTATTCTTACCACCAGTTCAAATCTTGTTGCTGGTAATGCAACAGTTCTATTTTCTAATAGTACAAGTGCTTATTTAGGATGGAGTGCAGAGTTATGATTCAATTTATTGAATACGGCGAAGATTCGCAGGGCAATAAAATCTTTTCAAGAATAGACGAAGATGGATTAGTCCGTTATACCTGCACAGAGGATGATGCCGCTTATCAGGCTTGGTTAAATCCTCAAGAGGCACAATCTTTATAGATTATGTCTTGGAAACTATCGAGAGCCGCAGTCCAACTGCGCGAGCAGATCGACGACTGCTATCCAGAGCGTTCGCGTAAGAGCGACGGAGCTTTGGGAGATGCTCGTCATTCAGCCAGAAAATCGGATCATAATCCCGACGTCAATGGCTGGGTGAGGGCGATAGATGTGACGGCGACCCTAGGTGATAATTTAGACGAAACTGCTGATCTCGTAGAGCAAATTCGAAAGTACGCTAAACGAGCCAAGCGTAAGAGAATTAGTTACGTCATTTATAACGGCAGAATTGCTTCCCCTATCCTGAATTGGAAGTGGCGGAAGTATCGGGGCAGTAATCCACATAAAGCGCACTTCCACGTCTCATTCACCCAGTTGGCTGATGAGGATGGAAGCTTCTTTGAAATCCCTATGCTTGGAGGAACCGATGAGCGATCTAAAGAAAATGGCCGAAAGCTGGGCGAAGACCTTCCTAGCGACCGCACTAGCGACCTATCTAGCGGTGGGTCTAGATGTCGATGCCATTGCAAATGCGGCTCTAGTATCAGTCTTGCCTAGCATCATCAACTGGCTGAACCCTAATTACGAGCGTTACGGGAAAGTTCGGTAATGGCGGCTTCTGAACTCGCGGCAACTATCGCCTCGGTTCTCGGATCAATCGGCCTACTTATTGCCGGTCTGAGATATATCATCAAATTGGAGAATCTGCCCATAGTGTCGCGCCTTGATAAAATGGAGAGTCAGTTAGAATTGGCACTCCAAGCGAAAGTGAGCAGAAGTGGCACAAGCAAAAAAGCGCGCTAAGAAGCCAGTCAAGAAGGTGGCAAAACGTCGCAAAACGACGAAAGATGTCCCATTGACTCGCTTAGATTTCTGGGCTATTGCTTGTAATGAGGTTTATATGGCTTGTCGTCGAGCTGGTATGGATGAAGGAACGGCCTTGGCTTTCGCGATGGATCGTAGCTCCTACCCTGATTGGATAGTCGATAACGGAAACCCAATGTTCAAGCCTTGGGACGAAGACGAGGACGAAGACTAATTTACCTTCGCGAGGTCGAACTATTCGAGGCACTCAAGGCCATCTATCCGGACTTGACGCCACTATCGGCGACCGACCGAGCCGACGGCATCACTAGCGACTCTTATATTGAGATGAAGTGCCGCCGCACCCATTACGACACTCTGATAATTGAGAAGAAGAAGTGGGATTATCTGGCCGATATAAGGGCTAGGACAGGGGCTAGGACGCTTTATATCAACGCGACGCCTAAAGGTGTCTATCAGTTCGACTTAGGGGCTCTAGAGGCTCCTGAATGGCATTGGAAGGCCCTACCAGACAAGACCGACTTCGCCAATGCTGGGAAGGTTCATAAGCTCTGCGCCTTCTTACCCATCCGACTCGCCGAGCTCTTACTTGTCTAAATCCATTTAGGTAATTACATTTATCTCACTAAATCCATTTAGAGGATTTGGAAGGGAGAATAAATGATAAATAAACCAGAAGTAATTCGATTTGATTCTACTTCGGGAGCTTGGTCAGATGGTAAGAATTACGTCAAGGGCCAAATCATTCGCAGGTATGCAATCGAATCGCTAGGTCGCCAATCAACAAGAGGGCGATTGAGTAGAGAAGAAATCTCAGCCTATTGGCTAGATCGATTCGGGGTGAGTGCGGATGTCGAATGACTTCACACCGGAGCAAATCGTTAGCATCCTCTTGGCACTATCAACCGGATTCTGGCTTGCTTACGCATCTATTGAATCCGCAAAAGCAAAAGCCTTCAATGAAGGATACAAACGCGGAAGGGCCTCGAATCAATATGTCAGAGAGATCGCTAAGTGACTGGCTCTCGGACGCTGGTAACACCCTCGACGACCGAGGGCTGGAATATGGCGACCCGAGGCACAATCTATTACGCATTTAC